GAGCGTGTAGCGGATCAAACTATTGGTACAGCCAATAGCCGTAATATCACCAAGGAAAAGGTTCTTGTTGTACTTAAAGAGTACACAGGTCCTGCAGATCCTGGTGATCAAACTCAGGCAAGTACCTTTAAGATTGCAAGAGAAACTCTTGTAACAGCACAACGTCTACTGCTTGACACAGGGAACCTTAATATGTTCCATCAGTCAATAGGTAGTTTGACCCTTTTAGATGATTATCGTCGTTGGCGTGATCGTGTCTTTATAGACGAAATTGCAAAAGCAGAAGCTAATGGTGCTGCTTCAACAAGTCAAGGAGGTTACTTCTTTTCTGGGAGTAAGACTAAAGATGCTTCTAGCCGTATTTCATATACTGCTGCTGAATATGGCAATCAAATTCAACAGTTCTCAGTTAAAACTGACCTTCTAACTGTTGTTAAGGATTTACGTAAGCGTAATGTTCCTACTTATGCAGACGGTTTATATCGTTGTATTTGTGATCCAACTTTCATGATGCATCTGCGTCGTGATTCTGACTTCCGTGAGATTGCTCGTTATGCGGGTGCTCCTGGACAAGGCATGTATATGGGCAACCCTATGGTGCCTAACAACGCAAGCTTCTATCAAGGTCCACAAGCTGGTCAAGCTTATTTCCTTGCTGGTGAGCCTGTTATGCCTACAGGTGTTCAGTTTGAAGGTGTGAAATTCTTCGAGTCAACTAACTTTGGAACTAAGAATGTAAGTACATCATTTGATGGTGGTAGTTCTTATGCTTCTAAGGAAGTTGCACAAGGTTATTTCTTCGGCCCTCAAGCAATTGGTGTTGGAATTGGCGGACCTAATGCACAAGTATTAATTAATAATAATGATGATTTTAGCCGCTTTATAATCCTGATTTGGCAGCTGTACGCTGGGTTTGAGATCCTTAATAAAGATTTCGTTACTACTGCATTCAGTTACGTTCAAGATGACGGATCTGTTTAAAAAGTAAACTATAGTAAATAAATTATTGGAGAAATAAATGTCTTATTTGTCTTCTAAGAAAATCTATCCAGGTAACTGGTCAGAGGCTCTTAACGGTTGGTATAAAAATATTGATACCAACGATGATGATACAAATGATGCTTCCAAGGGCGGTCCAACAGCTGTGTTGGCCGTTCCTGGATGGAAGTATTTCCAGCAACGCGGTTATGTTGCTGTAACTGGTGTTAAATCAGGTGGTGAAGTTAGTTCTTCTGATGTAATTGTTCCTTCTCCCTACAGGAATGACGACACACGTACTGACATCACTGGCATGGTTGTCTCAGGTGATGCAACACTTCCTGCCTACGTTTATCGTGCTGCAGTATCTGTAGCTTCTGGCTGGGGTGACGGACGTGTAGCTTCTGGTATTTATATGGCAACTGGAGATGCAATCTCCTTTGGTCGTAGTAATTCAGGTGCTCCTGTCGCTGCTTCTGGTCTAGCAGAAGGTTGTGCTCAAGCTAATATCATCTCCACTGTGGATGGTACTGATGAAAAAGCTGCTTCTATCTATTTCGCAGGTGGAGTTGCTGCTTACAGTAAGAATGGTTTGATCACCGCTAGTGGTGTAAACGCAGGTGGTTCTGATAACCCTGGAACTCCTTATAAAGCAATCACTGCTGCAACTACTTATAAAGTGTTCAGTAAAGCAGGTGCTAATGCTACATCAGCACAAAATGGTTACTTTATATCTGCTGCTGACAGTGCTGCTAACAAAACTGGCTACATTGTAGTTGAAGTTTGTTACATACAGCCTGATACAGCCCCTGGTTATGAAGATATCGAAGGATATATTCCTTATCGTACTGTTTCTAGCTGATTAAGCTAAACTGGGACTAGTAAAATTAAGCTAGTCCCAATGACCACATTGTTTAAGCATAAAAAAACTGGTGCAAGAGTCACTATTATCAGCGATATTGATAATGGTGACTGTTTTATGATTAAAGACCAAGACGATAAAATTTTATATGCTTATAAACATGAATTAGAAGAAGATCTACAGGGAACTAAAAAAGTTAAAACTTTACAAATAAAAGATAAAGCTGCTAAAGAAGAGCCTCGTGAATTTCCCCCAGAAACAAGATTAAATATTAATGGGGCAACTGCACAAATGATTGCTGATCATATAAAAGGAATAGGGATTAAAACAGCCAAAGAAATAAAAGATCTCCAAATGTCTTTATCGGGTGAAAAATTCAACAATTTGGAGCAATTAAAAAAGATAAAAAGAGTTGATTGGGATGCAGTTTTAGCAGCTGATTTAATTCGTGTCTAGTAAAAGGTTTTTAGTTTTAGAATAAAAGCAAGCTTATGTTTATAAGAGGAAATTAACGTGGAGCTATCTGACTTAGATAAAAGTAGAGTCAGATATCATTTGGGATATTTTACTGTTTCTGTACCAGCTGGGGATTATGCTCAGCTAGAAGAAGCCATGAATACAATCCCAGATTCATATTTTTATGAAAAGATATCTGCTCAATTAGCTCGCTGTGATACAGCAGAAAAGAAAACTGAAGTCGCTAGCTCTCCTTCAACAAGATTAGAAACAATTGCTGGAGACGTTGATCGTACAATTAAATCTAGTAATGCAAGAGAAGCTTTAAAAACTTGGGATGATATTTATTTATACGAAACAAATCGATTGGCCGGAATACTTTATGTTCCTAATTACAAAGATCCTATACAATCCAGATATCGTTATGAGCGTTCAGGTGCTGAATATATTCAGGCATTACCTGGTCCAGCAGATACAGCTGTAGGATCTCGTGTCTATTTATCAGAGTCTTGGAGATGAATACTTTTTTACCAGATGCAAATGCAGCATCTCAAAAGTATCCAATGATCAATCCTCGCTATGCAGATAGTGAAGAAGATATAACAGCTTTTCAAGCATTTTTAAATTTACAAAATAATCCAAGTATGCTTTTTACAGATCATATAGATAATGATCCTAAAGAGTTAATCATGGCTAAATTAAAATGGATGTAAAACAATTTGCTGGTCAAGGTCTTTGGAGTCATTTTTTAAATGATACTTTGAGTACTCGTGAACAAGCAGAAAAAAATCATATTATAGAAGAAGGAAGAGATGCAGAAGAAGAATTCAAAAGGAAACATTTTAAGAAGCTATAATTAAAAAAAATCAGTATGTATACAAGTGTCTTCAACCGCAACGAATAAACAGCCTCTTTTAGTTGACCGTCCTTTAGTTGATTCAGTTCGAGTAACTACTCAGACTGTTGGAAGCCAAGCAACAAATACCTTATTTGTACAAGGTGGTCAAGTTCCTTCCATACTTGTAGATATGGATGCAGCTTTAAGTGAAGATAATAATAATGGAGGAGTTATAGATTCAATTCTTATTTCTAGAAATGATAAATTCCGTGGTAATGACTATACATTAAATGCAACAAATAAGGACAGTATTGTTTCACTATCTAGTGGACAAGTTGTTTTTATGGAAGATCCTACTCAAGCAACAGTTTCAAGTAATAACTATCAATATGGACATTACACATATACAGGATCAGCAACATTAACAGGAATTTTAAAAGCTTTTAATTATTCAGGTGCTCTTGCACAAGGATTTACTTATCAAGGAGTTGCTTATGGAAATCAACCAGAAGTAACTTTTGTCTTTTATCACACTAGAGCAACAACAACACCTATTCCAGCTTCTGGTGATTATGATATTTTATTTGCTAAAACTGTTCCTGCCAATGTAACTAATTGTGATTGTTCAGATGTAATGCCACATGTTTCAACACCAGGAGTACATTCAGCTTATGCATCTGCAACAGGAGATACTAGGGCAGGATTACCCATTCGTAATAGAGGTATCTATTTAGAACGTGGTGATCGTTTATATGTAGGTGTTTATGCAGAAGGTCCTAATACAGCTGGATATACAGCGGGTGTAAACGTAACAGCACATGGTGGATTCTTCTAGTATCTTTAAGATAAGAATGCTAGAAAATTTTGAGAAAATACATTTTCGATGTTGATGGAACCTTAACTCCTAGTCGTCAAAAAATCGATTCAAATTTTGCTGAATTTTTTTCTAGATTCATAGCTAATCGCTATGTTTATTTAGTTACAGGAAGTAATCGTCAGAAGACTATTGAACAAATTACAGAACCAATTTATAATCAATGTAAACGAGTTTATAACTGTTCAGGTAATGATGTTTATGAAGGTGAAAAAGTTTTCTATCGATCCGATTGGCAACTATCAAATAATTTAAAACAATTTTTACTTGATGAATTAGACTTTAGTACTTTCCCTATAAGATGTGGATGTCATATAGAAGAAAGACCTGGAGGAATAAATTTTAGTATTTTAGGTAGAAGAAAAGTTATTGATTTACGAGAAAGAAAAGATTATGTTGAATGGGATTTAATGACTAATGAAAGAAAAGATATTGCAGAAAGAATTAAAGATAATTTTCCAGATCTTTCTGTACAAATTGGAGGAGAAACAGGATTAGATATTACACCAATAGGAAAAGATAAAAGTCAAATCCTTAAAGACTTTAGAAATGAAGATGAAATATATTTCTATGGAGATATGATGGAAGAAGGTCAAAATGATTATCTTTTAGCACAAGCAGTACTTAGAAGAAAAGGTTTTATTTATGCTGTTAAAGATTACAAAGAAACTTGGGATTTATTAGAACAATATGAATTATGACTCCTAAATTTGGAAAATTTGATTCAAAATTTAAAGGAACAGATTTTGGTTTAAAACCTATTAAATCTGAATTTGGAGGTAGCAATCCAGATTCTTTATATACAGTTAGTCGTGAATCATGTTGGGCAAGATGGAGAAGAGGCTATGAATTAGCTACAGCGTCGTTATATCACAATTCTTTTGATTATCCCTTTACATACAAAATACCCTTGCCTACAGGCGTTCCAGGGGCCTCTGGTAATCAACCAGCAATACCTGGAGTATTTAGAGGGTTTCCAACTAAAAATAAAGAATTAGGAGTTCATTGGGCAGGTGTACGTGTAGCTGGAAGTTTACGTTTCGATAACGTGTTAGATAATAGTAATGTACGTGCCTCTATTGCATCCGTTACCGAAGACACGGAATATTGGTATGTACAGTTAGCAGGAACCTGGAGTGCAGCTAATCCCCTTCCTGCTCCTCTTTATATTCCAATTGCAGGTACTGATGGTATTAAACCAACAAATGGTGAAGTTATAGAAGATCGAATTTTAGAACCTGAAGGAGTACCAATTACTAGAAGTACTATTAATCCTGCAACACAAACTCGTTATGGATATATACAAGCTGTTCTTGCAAATGTAAATCCATCAACAGGATTAATAACACTTAGAAAACGTGGTTCTGTAGAAGCTACACCTGACAATGTTCTTGTAACTCCTGCAACAAGACCTCCTAATGTAGGACGTTATTTCATGACAGGTACTCGTTATTACTGTACTTGTCAGGACTTTACACGTAGACAATATGCATATGTATCTTCTTTAGGGCAACGTAAATCACCTTATTTTCCAATGACAAAAGTAGCGACTTTAAAACCTGGTCGTTATGAAGTAATGAAAATTGCAGGTAAAGTTGCAAACCAAGCAATGACAAATGCAGTTACTAATCGTCAATTAGAAATTGTTTCTCCTAGTGTTGAATTTGAAATTCCTCCCACTGTTTCAGCCACAAGTAGTACAAAGATAGGAGCAACACGAGATAATCCTGGTGTGTTCAGTGACTTTGGTGGTGTTTATCTAAGAAGTGGAGCTGATCCATCTTTACCTGGCGCACGATCTGAAGGTTTACCTGATTTTGAAGATTATTCAGCGAAAAATAATGTTATTACATCTTTAACTGACCGTTGGACACCAACATTAGATGAATTTAGATATTGTAAACATATCTATTCAATGAAATATGAAGAAGGTGTATTTCCTCCTGAACCATCTGATATTCCTGTTGGCATCAATGATATCGTTGCTTGGGAACAAAGATTAGTTGATCAAGTTGAAAAAGATCAACAAGGAGCAGCATCAAATATAAATCGCTATGGTTTATCTCATATGGACATTCCTCCTTTTAACTGTCA